TTTGGGACCAAGATGCCGCAGGTTCAAGTCCTGTCACCTCGACCATAGAAAAAACCGCATTAGAAAGCCATTTTTAAGCTTTTTAGTGCGGTTATTTTTTTGCCTTTTATCTGCTAAAATATGTTAAAATACAAGAAAAACGGTTAAAAATGTTAGGCAAATGCAAGGCAGAAAAAGTTGTGATATTCACCTCACCTTTAATTTGTAAACTGTATCCGTGAACTCGAAAGGATTGCAACAGAAAATAACAGCAAATAACAAATTCCCCTCACCTATCTTTAATGACAGTGTGAGGGGAATATTTTTGCAATTATGTGTTTTTTTTATTTCTTTATGCAGTTTGTTTAATTGCTGAACTTATTCTTTCTTCAGCAATTTTGTAATACTTTTCGTCAAGCTCAACGCCGATAAAATTGCGGTTTGTATTTATGCAGGCAACACCTGTTGTTCCGCTTCCCATAAACGGATCTAAAATAGTGTTATTTTCTTTTGAACTGTTTCGGATTATTTTTTCAGTAATGTTAAGAGGTTTAATGGTTGGATGTTTCCACATTTTTTTGTCCTTTAGGTTTAAAACGCTTAAATAATATGTTTTTGCATCCTCGTAACTGTGGGGAAAGCACTTACCTTTTCCTTTTCTGAAATAAAGTAAATATTCAGTATCGCTTAAATATTTATTCGAATAGGTCGGTAAAGCATTCGTTTTGTGCCAACAAATAATATCAAATTTGCATTTAAGTTGCCCGACATAAAATTTTAAATAATCATATATTTGTGCTTTATTGCACCAAAAATAAGCATTGATTTCTTTCATAACTCGCAAAAATTCTTGTCCGAAAAGTTCAATATCATACCCATTAATTATTTTTGCTTTCTCGACATCCGCTAAAGATTCACTTAATTTCATTTTCTTGTTTACAGTTCCACCCCCCTTTGTGTTTAACACATAAGGCGGATCTGTCAGTAACAGGTCAACGCTGTTATCGGGCAAAATTTTCAGCACTTCAAGACAATCGCCTTGATATAAATTTACCGTTTTCGTCACCCCATTTCTTTATTTATGGCATCCGCACCGCCACATAAAATTTGCAACGGTGCGAAATATTTAACATCAGCCGAGTGCTTTTTTTGCATTTGCAATCTTCTTATCTTTAGCCCAATTGCAATCATTTATGAGATGATAGATAACATTGACTGTCTTTTCATCAACAACACCATTAGCTGTGATATTACCTGCTTTCTGTGCCTCTTTGACCGCCTTTAGCGTACCGTCACCAAAACCGTTTGAATTGTCAACTTTCGTTTTGATAATTTTCATATTGTAGAGTGTAATCAACTGCTTCTTGAATGCAAGTGTTGCTGTATTATGTGAGCCGTATTTAATCATTTCTTCCTTCACCTCTGATTTTGATTTGATAATGTTTTTATTAATGATGACATCGGTGTCAACATTACCGCTGATACCGCTGATTCTGCCGTTATCGGCGTTCTGCCATATATCGCAAGACTTGGATGGGTTGGATGACCATTGTGCAAGCCAAATACTGTACTTACTTCTGAGCTTTTCATAATCAAGGTGATTGTTGAGCCAGTTAAGATTACTGTACACACCTGCACGGTAACCACCCGATTTGATAGCATCGCAAAAAGCAATTACAATGTTTGTCAGAGCAGACATACCGAGCCTTGTCTGACCGCTCTCCTCGAGGTCATAATATACAGGTAATTCAAGTGTTTTACCCTTAATGCACGCAAGGCATACCTTAGCCTCCTGCTTTGCTTCTGCAACAGAATAAGCGTAAGAATACCAATATACACCGACTGCAAGACCTGCTTTCTTAGCGTTTCTGTAATGCGTTTCAAATTCAGAGTCTTTCTGATAGGTTTCCTTACCGAATCCTGCACGGATAATCACGGCGTCAATTCCGCTGTTCTTGACTTTGTTGTAGTCAACCCCTGTCTGACAGTAGCTGACATCAATAGCAGTAACTTTCATAATTATTCCTCGCTTTCTGCGTATAATTTTTTCAAGTCGATATTTTCCATAACTGCCCTTGCTTCAAGTACGGCTCTGTAATCGCTCATTGCTTTAATTTGCAAGTCATATGTACTGCGTGGGCAAGTCGGAGTAAAATTCAAATTCCCTTTATCCCAGTTATCAAGCATTTTCTTTAAGCCGTCGTGGCGGATTGATAACTGCTGATATTCAGCTATGAATCTTTCTTTGTAGTCCTCACTCACCATACCGTTAATTGTTTCAGATAAGACCATAATAATTATTCCTCGCTTTCTGATACTTCGGGCAGTCCTGCCACCGATGTGAGTACCGACAACACACCTGCCAAAAGGCTTGCAGAGCCTACTGCAACCCAGTTTACATCTGTCATCACGGCAGATACACCGATTGTTGCAATAGCTGTCTGTGCGACCGTTTTAATAGCTCTGACGGCTGTTGCTTTTGCCCATTCTTTAGTAAAAATCTTTTTCATTTTCAATCTTTCCTTTCGCTGATTTTTTCAAGGTCTTCAATTCTGTGATTTGCGACCTTAATTTCTTCGTCCACAACCGCATTGTGCTGTTCAATCGCATATGTACGCTCGATGAGGTTGTTATGCTTGTCAACCTTTTTTTCGAGCTGTTCAATGCGATAGTTCGACATTCGACTGTTAATCACAATACCGCCAAGAGTACCCACCGCAGAACCTGCAAGCGTGATTAAAGCGATAATCATTTCAGTTGTCACTATTCGACCTCGCTTTCTATCGGCTCATCAACGGTTGGATTGTCGCCCCACACTGCCATTACTGCGTTGTAGTATTCATCAGACAGCACCGTTTTGAGCTGTTCTCTGCCCGATTTGCTGTTCATGTAGGCATTGCGGATGTTACCGCCTACCTGCATTTCTTCACCGTTAAAGGTCAAAAACTGCTGTCTGAGTACCGACACGCTGTCCTTTGTGAGCATATCAAGTGTGATTTTTTCTTTAAGTTCCATAATTTTTACCTCCGTTATTTAATTTTGTACAAGCAAATCACATTAATTTGCTCGCCGTCTGCGAATGTATATACGGTCTTATCCTGAGTTGAAAACTGTAGCCAAGTGTTATTTTTCGGAATGGCAAATTTAAAGAGCTTGCCAAGGTTTGAAATACCGACACAAAAAACATTGTCCTCGGAAATACATTTGTACGGCAAATCAATCAGCGGACACATGCTATTGCCGCCAAGAGATACTGCGTTCATTTTGACGGTTGCACTGACGATTACGATGTCACCAATCGTCTTATATGTACAGTCTGCACTTTTGATTTTATCGGTGACGGTTGAATACGGTGTGAGTGTTGATGTACCACTTTCAATATTTGACGAATCATATTTAGTCGCCAAGGCGTTTTTATCTGCTTTCACAAGCAGAGCGTTGTAAACTGCTCCGCTTGTGAGATAACACGGGCTGTTATTTTTGGGTTCGCTGTCGAACGGCATTGAATCAAGCTTTCGGGCAATACTCTTGTCTGTTTTATCAAGCCTTGCTCCGAGCGAACTCTGACTTCCTCTTGCTTTTTCGACTTCTTTTGTGATTTCCACAATAGAGCTTGCTCCCGGGAAGGCTTTGCTATCGTCATTGATTACGCTTTTGCCCACACGCAAACAAACGGTTTCAGCAGTTATGATTTCGTCGCCTTCCATAAGCACAATGTCCATTTTACAAATGCCTGATAATGCAAGCATTGTGTCTGTGAGCGTAACTGTGACTACATTATTTTCGGTGTCAACGACTGCGGCAACGCTGTCTGCTACGATTACATCATCAACCGTAGCATTGACTTTAGCTGACATCGTGGAGGCAAGGTTAACAGTTTCACCGTTGACGGTAAACGCAAAATCAATAATGCGTGAGCCTTTATCGCCCTGTCTGACTTCTAAGATTTCGTAGTTTTTGCAACTATTAATTTCTAATGTCATTTTTGTGTGGTTGATATTCAATGTTTTCACCTCATTATTTTACTATATAATCTGATAACTTTGATTTTGGCGTGCCAAGTTCGAGACTGTTCCAACGTTCAAGCACGAAATCATAGTCTGTTTTAATTATTTTTGCTTGCAAGCTATCGTTTTCAGTATCAACATACACCGTGTCGCATAAATGCAGTCCAAGCATTTCATTAAGTGTAGGCGGATAGTCAACCTTTACGTTGAGCGTAGGCGCTCCGTTTGTGCTTACAAGCTTTCCTCTTAAAACCTGTGCTTGAATATTTAGCTTTTGGATTAAAAAGTCCTTGTTTTCGCCTGTGTGAGCGTTGAAATCCCAGTAACCTGTTTCGTCGCCGATGTAGACCGAACCGCCATCTGAAACATCAACCGTTTTCACTTTAATGAGCTTAGATTTATGGGTTTTGAGTTCTTGCGGTTGTGAGCTGAGGATGACGTTCTTGTCATTGTATGTGTCGTGGCAAGTGGCATAAGCTGCAACATGGGAACAGATATCGTCTGAATTAAGCGTTTGCGTAAGACTGCTGATGTTACTGCCCCAGCGCAAATGGCAGTTTGTAACCGCCCCACGGCTTTTTAACAACGATACATTAAAATTGTCGTATTTATATTCACCGCCAAAAACATCAACAAGCGAACCATCTGCACCGCCCAAAAAATCACCAAGAGTACAGGGCGTACAGAAGCCAAGCGTCATAGATGATTTTGTGGTAATATTTGATGTAAATTTGAAATAGTGCTCCCACAAGGTTGCCTGTGGGAACAGCGAATCACCCTCAAAATCACGACCTGTGCAAAGTATATCCCACCATTCTTTTGGAGTGTGCACTACATCAGTTTGGTTGGAAGTTTCAAGCAAAAAGTTGTTATACAAATTATGCTTGATGTGCTTCGCTTTAACCGTGATTGATTTCTTGTCTTTGTACTGCAAATCGTAAATCTCAAAATACTGCGGTTCATCGGTTGGGTTCGGTTTTGCCTTAATGAAATACTGCGTGTCGAGCAAATCGGCACATCTGTCCGTTGTCGATAGTTCCATTTCGAGCAAATAATCGCCGTTTCGTTCCTCGGTAACTTTACCGCTGATTATTTCTGTAATCCGTCCGAGCAGGTTAAATCTACTTGGGCCGATTGTTTTAAAATCCGATTTATACAACAAAGGGAACACTTTTACAATCGCCTCCAATTTGGTTTTATCGACAGAAACGCGTTCTTATATGCCGTTACAACAATTTGATTGTCTCCGACCTTTAACTTAGTGGGGATAGTATCGTCAACAAAATTAGTCGTACCGTCTGATTTGTGTGCAATATACTGCATAGTTTCGCCGTCAAGCACGGCGTAGTCATATTTGGCTGTGCACTTCAAATCAAGTGATTCACCGTTTATGTTAATTTTAGCAACTGCCGTAGTGCCACCGCTCACATTCGTGTTAGTTATGATGAAAGTAGGTAAGGATTCATATTGTTCAGGATTGTGCAAGGAAACCGATTTATTAACTTCAAAATCAATAGTCCGCTGTCCAAGCTCTGAATACCACCACGGCTTACGGTTGAATTTGATTTTTGTTGTAAGTAATGTTGGGAGTTCACGAACAATATCGTCAGTATTTGATATGTAAGCCTCGGTGAAATATCCGGGGTCATAAGTATCCTTGTACTTTTGGTAGCCATGATTTAAGGTCAGCCATTCAATTACGGCCCTCGCAAGGTGCTTTGCTGACAGTTCGGATAAATACGGCAAAAAGCAAATTTCACGCTCGAATTCAACATTCTGCCACCGCCCGTTATCAAGCAAAACATCACCGTCTCTGCACGGGATTTCAACCGTTGAAACATCTCTAACGGGGATTTCGTGCTGTGGTGCTTTTGTGATACGGCCACCGAAATACGATAACCATTTACCTCCGAAATAAAAGTTATGCATACGCTTTCTGCCTCCTTGTGACTTCATCAGCTAACCGATTGCTCATATCATCAACGAAGCTGTCAATATCCATGTCGTTATTAATTGCAACAGAGGGAATATTGATACTGATGTTGTTAATGATATTAGTGGAATCGTTTTCAAAGACTGAGCCTCTGCCTTCACGCTTTGATTGACGATACTCCTCAGCCTCTTGGGCTGTGAGGACTGCCTCGCCGGCATCAAGATATGCGGCGAACTTATCGTGTGGAACATAATCAATACCGGCACGGAAACGAGGTAAAGTTACTTCCGGAATCGGATCTATTTCCCAACCAATCATTGATGTTGCCCAGTTTACGCCTTCCAAGAGCTTGTTAATAATCCAAATAATGCCGTTGATTACATTCTCAACGAATGTAGGCAAAAGGTTGAATACGTTCTTAAAAATGTTAACAACGCCGTTCCACGCTTGTTCCCAGTTTTCTGAAAACACACCTTTTACGAAATCTACAATTCCGTTAAAAATCCCCGAAATCGGTTCAAGAATTTTTTTGACTCTTTTAATTGCATTGCCTAAAACCTCTGAAAAGATTTGTGCCAGCCATTCAATCACCGGAACAAGCGCAGGAATAAGCGTTTCAAGCATTTCGCCGAGTAAGTCTAAAACAGGACGGAGTGCATCGAAAACCTGTGAGATGACAGGCGATAACTGCTCGAAAACAGGCTGTAAAGTTTCAACGATGGTGTCGCAGAGCTCGCTGATAATCGGGATAAGAGGTGTTAAAAGGTCATTGAGAAATGTTGCTAAATCCTCAATAATCGGAGTGAGTGCCGCTAAAAGACCGTCGAGCAATACGCCAGCAAGCTGAACGAACACCTCGATAACGGGCATTAAGAGTTCTACAAGCGTGCTAAATAATGGCATTATAGCCTGAATTATCTGCATGAAATACGGAAGTAAATCCTGTATAATCTGCATTAAAGGTGGAAATAATTGTTCAACGATCTGAACAATGATAGGTGCTAACTGCTCCATAAGCTGAGCAATAAACGGTAGTAACTCCTCAATTAACGGCATTATCTGCTCGAGCATTGACACAATTATCGGTGCTACCTCTTCGCAAATGTTGATTAAAACAGGGGCAAGGTTGTTTGCCACACTCTCAATCAATGGTGAGAGCTGTTCGAGGAGTTTACCGCCAAGACCGATAAGAGAGTTAAGGACAGGTTCAGCGACAGCACCGATTTGCGCCATCGTATCAGACAGCTGCTGATGAGCTCTGTTAGATTCCATTACATCGCCGTTTGTTTCCTTGTACTGAGCAGAGGCATCCGAATACAAGCTTGTGAGAGTTGATGTGATTAACTGCTGTCTTTCTTGTTCTGATGAGCATTTTGCAAGTTTTTCATTAAATTCATCTTCTGACACACCCATCCAGTTAAGAGCATCGGCAAGCGGACCTGTTACCTGTCCAACTTTTGCGGTTTCGTTTGCCGCCTCTGTCAAACCCTCAATAGGCAAGGAATCACCGAATTGACCGTAAACACCTGTGCAAATCTCTGTCCAACTTTGCAGGTCTTTTGTGAAATCGCAAAGCAATGATAAATGATTAGCCGCCTCAGTTGCCTGTCCGCTGTCACCGACTACGGCATACAAGTCAGAGTAAGTCTGTTTTGCATCTGCCGCTGTAAATTTGTTTGTGGTGAAAGCTGTGTCGAGTTTACCCATTTCGGTGCGGTATTCTCTGGTATTTTCGGCAACTGACGATAATGCTCCGACACCTGCCGCCGCACCTCCGACCATTGCCGCTCCCCATTTGCCTGCGGTTTTGATACCGTTACCTAAGGTTGCGGCAACACCTTTACCTTTTTTCTCGGTTTCGGCGATTGATTTATTTGCCTCATCGTTATTTACGAATATAGAACCAAATAACTTAAATACTTCAACAGCCATTATTAGCTACACCTCCTCCCATTTGTAATTATTAAGATAATCTGCAATCTTGCTTTCGACAGTTTCGACATTTACGGTTTCTTCCGCACCTGTCTGCATTTGATTTTTAACCTTGTTTACAAAATCAACATATGACACACCTGTAAATCTGCCTGTCATCGTGAGCATATATGCTTTGTAGAGCATTTCGTCCTCACGGTCATCAATCGCATTTTTGATTATCTCATTAGCCTCTGAAAAAGACAGCCTTTGTAGTATGGCAGTATTGCCGCAACAATACTGCACGAGCATTCCATATGTTCTTATATCAAGGCTGAGACTGAGGTAAAAAAACTTGTAATGTCATTTTCCTTAAAGATTGCTTTGCATTTACCAATTACGTCAGGAATGCTCATAAGACTTGCCTGTTCAGCTGTCATATCACCCACTATGTCAGCGAAAAGCAAATAGAATTCCTGCTCAACTTCTTTGTCGGAAAGTGCTGACAAAATTGTTAAGACAAACTCAATTCCGATTATCTTGGTATTTTCTGCTGTGCCTTTGTTTTTCTTGTCTTTGACCTTATTCGCAAATTCTGCAATTTCAGCTTCAATATCCGCTTTTTTTAAGATACGTGCAAGAGCGAACGCATCTTTTATAGCTAACTTTCTCATCACTTATTCCTCACTCTCTGTCGGTCTGAAAATTTTAAACGGCGGCTTGATTTCTTCCTCCGAATCATAAACCTCGGGTGAAAGATTACCGTAGAACTGAGCTTCTACCTTACCATTGTCCTTATCAGCGATCGCAAGAGTAAGACCGTTTTCGTTAAAGCCGTTGAATACCTGAATAATACACGGCTTATCCTCTCCGAGGAGACAGCCTACCCAAGTGATGTTCTGAATGTAGTCACTGTCAAGAATAACATCTCTACCTGTGATTACATCGTAGCCTGCGACCTTTTCGTCTGTACCTTTGTCGGCAATTCCAAGACCGTAAATGAAGTTCTGAGTAGTCATTTCGGCAAGGGTTGCTTTCAGATAAACCTCCCAACCGTCAACTACCGTGTCGCCTTTAGTTCGTGTTTTTACACCGTCAAATTCAAGTCGTCTGAGTGTCGGCTTGGCTGAAAATTCACCGCCTTTGATTGTTACACCAAGGCACTTGCCTGCCTTTTTTGCACTTGCGTATGTGTCCGTAGCAGGATCGTAATTTACAAAAAACGCACCTGCATCAAGAAGCATTCTGTCGGCGGTTTTCGCCGAATAGCCGCTATATGGCTTAATCTTTCGTGGCTTAACTGTTGCCATTTTAATCATCCTCTCTTTCGTAAACCCTCAATTCAAGGGTTGTCATTATTCTGTTTATTGTTTTATCGGATTCAGCGACATACTGCCTGTCGCTGTTATTGTAGAATTTGTAATGCCGTTCACCTTGTGTATAGGTTGCCCTCGCAACATCCGAATAGATTTCATCCACAATATTGTCGATTTTCTCAGTTGTAAACCTGTCATACAAATTTAAAGTAACAAGATATTTCTTGTACGGCTCATCGGTGTAAAGCTGTTTAATCTCATAGACAAGCCTCGGAAACCCGTCACCAATCATAAAAAACGAGGGGGCATACTGCGATAAAACCGCACTCAAAAAATTCTTAATGCTATTCACCGCTGTATTCCCCCTCGTTCAGTTTGCGTTCTGCCTCTTCCGTGCCTACGGCACTGAGGTATTGCTGTTCAATCTTTATAATATCTTTGATGTTGCTTTCGGCAGCGTCGCTCAATGCTCCGATTTTTGGAGCTTTGCTTGTACCGATTTCTTGATGCAAGCCGTAAAATCCGCCCGGCTTAAAACCAACCTGCAGGTCAGGAACTTCTTGCTTTGAGCGTACCCAATACTGTGTGTTTTTTGCCAATCGCCCTGACCTGCGTTTTATTTTCTGCCTTGTCCGTTTACATACCAGCTTTCCAACATCGCGCAGAGCGGCTCGTTCAAGCTCTTTGAGCGTATATTGAATACGGTCAACATTGCTGATTATCTCAACACCGTCTTTTGTGATTTTAACTGCTTTCGGGAGTGACATTTGTTTCACCTACTACTGCCGTTAAATACAGTTCCATTCGTTCTGTATCTTTCGCCGAAAAAGTGCGGTATATTTTGTACCGCTGACCTGCAAGAATGCAGAAGTTTTCTCCGTTGTACTCAAACTCGCTTATGTCAAGCACAATGTCGGGTTTAAATCCTGCCGCTGCAGCCTGAAAAAATTCTGATTGATTCACAGACTTTTTAACAGCGAAAACCTGCCTTTTTACTTCCTTGGTAATAAGTTCACCGATATAGTTCGTTCCGCACGATTTCAGTGAAACCAAGGTAACAATACATTCACTATTCATCGTTTACCCTCACTTTGCTATATTTCAGTCTGCCTTTGATTTTCGACAAGATGATGTTATAACTGTTGGTCAGTTTATCATCAACTGTTTTTGCGTAATTTGCCTTGCAGTAAACAAGTACCGCCTCTTTTATAAGTGCGTCAGGTTTTTTGAGCCAGCTTGGATGCACTCCTATGCGTTCTAAGTCGGCTAAAACAAAATCAATGTGCTGTCGGATGTCCTCATCGAGGACATCCGAACTAATTTTGCGAACTCTGAGTTTAGCCATTGTCAATAAATCGTCTGTTGATGACATTTAATCATCAGCCTTTCTTCACACGAACAAAGCCGTTGTATGATGCCGTATTACCGCCCACATACATTTCAGCCTTGTGTGCAATCTGTCCTGATTTAAATTTGTACTCAGTTGAGATTGACACATCCATGTCAGAAAAAACAGCAAGTTCATAGTTAAAGAACGGACCGTACGCCATACAATACTCGCCCTTGGTTGTTCTGGTTGCCGAAACAGCTTTACAAGCTGAGTTGATGATGAATGGAACGCCGTCAATTGTACCGGAATTACCGTTGTTCTTAATATCGTAAACCTTCTTGCCGTCATCTGTACGGAGCTTTGCAAAAGCCTTGAGGTCGGCTTTGTTGAGAATAAGACCGCAAAAACCTTCAACATCTTCTTCGCCACCGTATGAGTAAATGATGTCGTCAAGGGTGGTTCCTGTGATTGCGGTTACCTCCATATCCGTGGTAGGATCAATTACCTTTGTAGGTGCATTGAAAATGCCGACAATTGAACCGGTTTCACCTGAGCCTACAAGAATCTGCTTTGAGAGCTTCTTTCTTACGGCTCTTGATGTAGAATTGCTGATTACGGCATCATAAGCCGCCGGGGCAAGTTTGCGAATTGCGTTAGGTTCTTCCGCATATGCAGTAATGTAGGTCTTATTGATGTCAACATAATCAAACGTCGGTTCTGCTGTTGCCGCGTCTGAACCTTCTGTTGTGTAGTCGCCTTCACCATATGACTTAACAAAACCTCTCTGATAGCTTTCGCCACCGTCGAGAGGAACAATCTTAACCGCATCGATAAGGCTTGAAACATCATTGAATGTATCTCTGACATCTTCCGCTGTGTGATGTGGCATAGCAATTGTTGTTGTACTGATTGCCGCTTTTGGCATTACAATCGTCTTGTTCATTCTTACTGTTTCGCCGTTCTTGAGCTTTTTGCCCCTTTTTTCTGCGAGGTTTTCAGGTGTAGATTCCTGCTGTTCACCTTCACTTTCCTCTGCCGCTGTAGCATTTTTTGTGATTTCAGCAAGCTTCTGTGCTCGCTCAATTTTATCATTGATTGTGTTTGCTTCTTCAATCAATTTGTCGAGCTTTGCGTCATCACCGCTTGTTTCAGCGGCCTTTGCCTCAACAGCAATTTCTTTAAGTCTGTTTTTAAGTTCTTTGATAGTCATTACTAATCATTCTCCCTTCAAAATTCCGCTGATACACAGCGATTTTATTTTTGATGACTTTGCCGAAAGATTTTTCTCTCTTTCAGTAGTCACGACTACAAGATTTTTGGGCTGATTTTTAAATCGAGCATTCGTGCAAGCAGCAATCTGTTTTTCCGCTGCAACATCTACGCTGAAATATTCAGCCGCCTGTTCACCGGTGAGCCAAGTTTCTGCATCAACCATTTTTGCGATTGTTTCGGTGTCAACATTATCAGCAAGATGTTCTGCGTAAATATTGACAATGCTCTGCTCAATGGCATTAAGCAATTCAATTTCTTTCAACATATCGTTTGCATTACCGATAACAAAAGACCACGGTTTATGTATCATCAGAAACGCATTTTTAGGCATTACCAATTTATCACCTGCCATTGCAATAACTGATGCAATGGATGCAGCAAGACCGTCAACATAAACGGTTTTAAAGCCTGTGTGTCTTTTAATGATGTTATAGATTGCCATACCAGCAAAAACATCACCACCGCCTGAATTGATGTAGATATTCAGGTCTTTGCCTTCCTGACCTTTGAGCAACTGCTGAATGGCTTCCGGGTACTGGTCCTCATCACTCCAAGCGCTCCAACGGTCACTCACAATGTCACCGTAAAAATACAAATCCGCTGATGTTTCAGTTTCATTCCGAATGTGAAAAATTTCGTTAATGTTATTTTTAATCTGGGGCATCATTGTTCTCCTTTCCTGTCTGATATAATGACTGGTCATCAGTCTTAACATAGTTAAGGCTTACCATTCTGATATCTCCTTCTTCGCCGAGGCTCGGCATATCCATCATCTCAAGACCTTGATTGATAGTAATAAAACCACGGTCAAACAACGCTTGCATAACGGTCATCTTAGTTTGTGTAGTAGCATACTGTAATTTGTTAGCAACGAAAACAATTTTATTTCCGAACCCTCTTTCGCGCTCCGAGAAAATCTTAGAGGTAAATTCAAGTGACAGCTTCATCGCTATGGGTTCAATTTTCGATTCGTAAAAGTTATTCCACTCAGTTTCAGAATATTCGCCTCTAATGATTTTTTCAGATACTCCGAAATAGTCATAAATGTTAGTCTTGAAAAATGAAAGCTGTGTGGTTGGAATACTTTTTGGAGTTTGATTTAATTCCTTGAATTCAAATTCCGAGCCAAGACCTGCAATGCCACCTTCATTCTCGGCGGTCATATAAGCTTCTTTCCATTCTTTGATTTTGTTTTTCAAATCTTCTTCATCAATGAAGTTGTTGAATTTCAAGTAACCTCTGAGATGAGCGGAATTTTTCACAATGTTCTTAATACCGTCATATGTGGTGTCGAGCATTTCCACCGATGTAGCTAAATCATCATCAGGATCACTTCCGAGGAATCGTTTTTTACCCGGACGGTCTTTCAAGTGAATAACGCAATCATAGGGAACTGTATATTCCTTGCTGTCATACGACCAGATAAACCGAAAAAATAATATACCTTCATCTTCAAAAATGCGATAATTTGTACAGATTACAGGACGAATAGCCTCAATTTCCGAGAAATCATCGTTATAGCAAATAATAGCAAAACCGTCACCACTTATAACTGATTGATAGGCTATCTTATAAAGCCAATCTGTAGTATTCAGCTCTTTACAAGGTCGGGTTGACAGCAAACGAGCAAGACTGTCATTCTTGATTACTGTTCCGCTTGCGGAATTTCTTATAACCTGCGGTTGCAGTTTCGACACTTGTGTCGCAATTCTATCTGCAATGCTGTTGATAATCTCGCTACGGCTGTTATAATTATTTCCGCTTTCACTGTGGGAAAAATTCAGGAATGCTTTAGCCGAGCGTTTAAAAAGTTTTTGAAAAATCCCCAAGTTATCCCGCCTTTCTGTTTTCTAACATTTTGCCAAGCGTTTTATAATGCTTACTTCTTACCGTAAAAGCATCAAAAGCACTAACAGGTCCGTCTATGTGCAATCTGCTCTCAATTTTTACCGGTTTCTTTCGTTCATCTGAATCGTTAATTTTCACAGCGACATCAAGGAACTGTTTTTTTAGCAATTCATTGTCGCCAAAATGTATTTTGCCTTCTTTTAACAAGCCCTCGAATTCATCCATAATTGGCGAAAGGTTTGTACCTTGAAAGACATCATCAACCTTGAAACCTGATGCGTCCAAGTCCTGAATTAAATACTGCGCCGAGTATCTGTCGTAGCCAATCATTAACGGCATTATTTTGTATTCTTTGCGAAGCATTACAAACCAATTAAACACATCGTGATAATCAACAAAATGCTGGCCACTAATGACAATTCTTCCTTTTGCTCTATGCACTTCGTACTTTGTTTCAGGCTCATTTTCACAAGCTTTTTTGAAGCTGTCCTCGGGCATAAAGAATTGTGTAAAAATGTAGAAGTGGCCACTCTTGCAGATTACAACAGTCGCCGCCGTGAGGTCAGTTGTTCTCGACAAATCAACACCGGCAATAGCATAGCATTTACGAAAATCTTCTAACTTAAGAGGTTCACCACCTGCAAGAGCAACATCTTCATATGCGAGCCAAGCAATAGAACTGTTTTGCAGGATGTTGCAATATTTACACATAAACTCAGCCTTTTTCGAGGTTGAATTTTTTGCCACAACAATTTCTTCAAGGTAATAACTTTCTGAAACTGATATTCCAAGATTGGGATTTGATTTTTTCAGTTCGTTGATGTCATCCCATTTTTGTATATCGTCAATCACATACAAAAATGGGAGTAATCTCATTTCACCTACTCCAAGTTTTCCTTTGAGAAATCTTGTAGAGCGCTTGAACAGTTCATCGTAAATTCCGTCGTTGATGTATCCGGCTGTAGTTATCGATAAAATAAGCGGTTGCTTTCGTGAGCCGAGGGCTGATTTCATTACCTCATACTGTTTCAAACCTGCTTGTCCCGGCCAAGCGGCAAGTTCGTCACAAACTGTAAGATGTGGATTGAATCCGTCAGCCTTTTTGCAATTGAATGCGACTTTTGAAATCGTAGTGTTCATCGGAATGACATAGATATCGTTCTTTCTTTTTTTCGTCATTTCTTCTGATGATAATTCTTCATCGAGTTTAACCGACTGATAAAAAGCATTATATACAAGGTCTGCTTGAGCCAATTTTGGGGCAAGACAGTAAATTTCAGCTCCGTATTCACGGTCAGCATATGCCATATATTCAGCAATTGCCGCTGCAAATAATGTCTTACCGTTCTTGCGAGCTACTACAATCAAAGTTTCATGAAACTGCCTGTTGTTAAGATTATCGACTATGCCAAAAAGACAACTTACAATAGCTTTCTGCCACAACTCAAGGTGCAACAAATCGTGGCGGCCTTTGCTGTGATGCACAAAATTCTCGATAAATTTTACAGCCTTATCAGCTTTTGATTCATCGTAAAACCATAAGCCTTTTTCAATGCCTTCAAGAACCATTGCGTAAACTTTTTTAATCCATTTTCCTGCTACGATTTTTCCGCTACAAATGCGATTGTAATATTCTTGAATATAATTAACTGCCAAGCATTAACGCCTCAAGTCTTGACTGCTTTCTCTCTGATTTTTCGGGGATATAGGAAATCAAAGTGTTGATTACAGAGGTGTAAGTTCGCATATAGTCAGAATAAATTGTAACAGCAGGAATTGCCTTGCGGAATTTCTGCGAGGCATTCACCGTTGTGGTTTCAAGGCCTTGTGATTTGATGAGCCTCTGGGCTTCTAAGAGTACGCAACGAATGAAAGCCGCCTCGGAAATCAGCCTTTCAATCAATTCTCCTTTGTCGCTGTTATGAGATTTTCCGTTTTCGTCAATTTCTCGATAATGCTTTTTAAAAATCTTTTTAAGTCTGTTCATTTCCTGTTTAACTGCTTTATCTGAAATTAAAAGCTCAGATGTTTTTTCATTTTCCACCAAATCACTCCTTTCACCCCCCTTCACGCACGCACACACCTGTCTCTTATACACATCTCCGAGCCCACGAGACCGATCAGTATCTCGTATGCCGTCTTCTGCTT